TACACTTATAGGAGAGGAGGTAAATAAATTATGAGTATTAAAATAGATGTTAGAAACGGAAATTTAGAACAGGCAATGAGAGTTCTTAAAAAGAAGTGTCTTAAAGAAGGCACCTTTAGACTAGCTAAAGAAAGGTCTGTATATGAAAAACCTTCTGAAAAGAAAAGACGTAAGAAAAAAGAAGGCATTGCTAATCACAAAAAGAACCAAAGAAAATTGAGATTAGACAGAGGTTTTTAGATTTTACACTATACTTTGATGTATATATATTATGGTAGGGCAGTTCATAAGTCCTTACGGTGTAAAAACCCGAGATTTATTTCGGTGTCGCATAGTAGGTTTGCCACTTTCTACTATAAAAAAAAGTGGCACTTATAGATATTCACTAGGGAACTGGTAGGGATCCTCAGCCTAGTGAATTTCTATAAGTAGGGTTGACAATTAAAAAATCGTACTTATATAAATAACTGTAGAACGCCATAATGGGTTCTATAACAATTAACTTGCTTAACAAAAGGAGTTTTATGACTAATAAAGCATTTTCAATTTTCAATCAATTAAGACCAGTAACAGTTGGATTCGATAATATATTCGACAACTTTGAAAGAATGGTAGATGACCATAATTTCAATGAAATGATTGCTGTAAAATACCCACCATATAATATCGTAAAGACAGGTAGTTATACCTATGATATTCAACTAGCACTTGCTGGTTATGGTAAGAAGGACATAGATGTGTCTTTTGAGGACAGTGTCTTAACTGTAAAATCTATAAAAGATAATGATACAAAAGAAGTTGAGGAGAACGAGGGTATGCTACATAAAGGTATTGCCAAGAGAATGTTCTCTAAATCTTTTACAATCGCCGAAGATGTAGAAATCAAAGGTGCTGAATTGAAAGATGGTCTTTTAAGTGTATCAATGGAACGAGTTATTCCAGATCACAAAAAAGCTAGATCAATTAAGATTAAATAATAAATTTTAAGGGAGGGAGGCTTGACTTTCCTCCCTTATTATGATATAATTATATTATGTTTAGTTATCTAGGTGGTAAGAAATTTCAAGGCAAGTGGATTGCCGAACACTTTCCAAAGTTTGACACATATGTTGAAACTTTTGGTGGTGCTTATTGGACTTACTTTCAAGGTAATGTAAATGCCAAAAGGAATGTCTATAACGACTTCAATACTTACATAGCAAATATATTTCACTGTTCGGTTTTTAAAAGAGACCAGTTTCTAACCAAACTTAAATCTTATCCGGTTCAAGATGGGGAACTGTTTGAGAAATTTAAAAAGGACTTATTTCCATTAAAATACGGTTTTAAGTTAGGTGATATAGAGAAGGCCGCCAAGTATATCTATATTGAAACTCAAAGTTTTAGTGGCGACACCTTAAAAGAAACTACAAAATATGTAGACCTTAAAGGTAAATACAAATCAAAGTATCAACATCTAATAGATAAGTTAGAAAATCCTAAATGGCAACTTAAAATAGATAACATAACAAATGTAGAAAACGAATCGTTTGAGGTTATGTTAAAAAAGTATGATACACCTGATACATTATTCTATGTTGATCCACCATATTACAAAATGGAGAACTATTACACAAAAGAATTTGGCAGAGATCAACACCTACAACTGGCAGACGAATTAAAAAAGATTAAGGGTAAGTTTATACTATCATACTATGTCTTTCCACAACTATCGGAGTGGTTTCCAAAAGACAAATACCATTGGTCTACAAAGGAATTCAGTAAAGCAAATAGCACAACATCTAAAAAGAAGACAACCAGTAAAGGTGAGGAATTATTAATAATGAATTTCAAACCAGCATTGACATTATATTAAAAATGTGTTATATTAGAGATAATAAAAACAAAAGCGGAAGTCGTATAAAAGTAATACACTTGGTTTCCAACCAGGAAAAGATTGAGCATTACAATCCTTCCGCTCCAAAATTTAAAAGAGGATATTATGTTACCAAAGATTGAATTTAAAGTAAGACAAGGAGATATCGCTGAAGACGGTGGTTGTACATTTGATAATGGTAGTTGGATTACTAAAACTACAGACGATTATTTCAAAGGTAAAAAAGTAGTATTGTTCAGTTTACCTGGAGCATTTACACCTACTTGTACATCACAACAGTTACCTGGTTTTGAAAACAATATAGCAGAATTTAAAAAACATTTTATAGATGAGATTTATTGTGTATCAGTAAATGATTCGTTTGTTATGAATGCTTGGGCAAATAACGAGAATATAAAAAATGTTAAAGTAATACCTGATGGTTCTGGTGAGTTTACTAGACAAATGGGTATGCTTGTCAAAAAAGACGATAAAGGTTTTGGTTACCGATCTTGGAGATATGCTATGATAGTCAATGATGGCATTATAGATAAAATCTTTGAAGAACCTGGTAAATCAGATAATTGTACTACTGATCCATATGGTGAGTCATCACCTGAAAATGTGTTACAATGGTTGAAAATGGGGAAAAACATATAGTGATTAACATTGACTTTTTGTTAATAGTATGTTATATTATATTAAATTAAATAATGAAAACGGAGTGAAAATATGAACCTATCAAGTGACACTATATCAGTGTTAAAAAACTTTTCCGATATTAATCAGAATATTTTGATTAAATCAGGAAACAAAGTACAAACAATATCAACAATGAAAAATATTTTAGCAGAGGCTGAAGTATCTGAAAAGTTTGAAAGTGAGTTTGCTATCTACGATCTACCAGAATTTTTAAGATCAGTAGAACTATTTGAAAAACCAGAATTAAATTTCAATGGTGGAACAAATGTTAAAATTGCCGACACCAATTCTAAACAATCTATTAAGTATTTCTTTGCTGATAAATCTGTTATTGTATCGCCTACAAAAAACATTACAATGCCAGATAAAGAAGTTACTTTCACATTAACAAAAGAAGTATTTGCTAAATTACTAAAAGGTGTTACGACACTTAATTTACCAGATGTTGCTGTTGTTGGTGATGGTAAAAACATTATTCTTAAAGCTACAGATAAAAAGAACAAATCATCTAACGAATATTCTTTGAATGTTGGTGAAACTGATAAGAAGTTTACAGCTTATTTCAAAGCAGAAAACTTTAAGATGATAAGTGATGATTATGATGTTGCTATTTCTAAACAAAAGATAAGTCATTTTGTTAATAGAAACAAATCGATACAATATTGGATAGCATTAGAACCTGACTCTGAATTTTAAGGGAGGTTTTAAATGTCTGATTTTTTATGGGTCGAGCAATATCGACCAAAGAAGATAAGTGATTGTATATTAAGTGAAGACTTAAAGAATACATTTACTCAATTTCTAAAACAAAAAGAAATACCAAATCTGTTGTTATCTGGTACTGCCGGTACTGGTAAAACAACTGTTGCTCGTGCCTTATGTGAGGAACTTGGTGCTGATTATATCATCATCAATGGTTCAGATGAGGGTCGTCAAATAGATACATTGAGACATAAGATTAAAAACTTTGCCTCCACTGTATCTCTTACCGAAGACGCTAATCATAAAGTGGTTATAATAGATGAGGCAGATTATATGAATGCTGATAGTGTTCAACCTGCTTTAAGAAACTTTATAGAAACATTTTACAAAAACTGTAGATTTATATTTACATGTAATTATGTTAATAAGATAATACCTGCTTTACATAGTCGTTGTACTGTTATCGATTTTGCCATTAAGAATGGTCAAAGGGTTAAGACAGCTACTGCTTTTATGGAAAGACTAGAGGGTGTTCTAAAGGAACAGAATATAGAATTTGAAAAGAAAGTATTAGGTGAACTGATACAGAAATTCTATCCAGACTTTAGAAGAACTATCAATGAACTACAAAGGTATTCTGTAAGAGGTAAAATAGACAGTGGTATACTGTTTAGTCTATCAGAGGCGAACACCAAAGGCTTAATGATCTCATTGAAAGATAAGAAGTTTAATGATATGAGAAAGTGGGTGGTTCAGAACCTAGATAAAGAGGCAGCTTTTCTATTCAAAACTATCTATGAAGTGCTTTACACAGCACTAGATTCTAAATCTATACCTCAAGCAATATTAATTTTAGCCGGATATCAATATAAATCTGCTTTTGTAGCAGATCAAGAGATAAATATGGTCGCTTGTTTGACAGAAATCATGGCAAGTTGTAAATTTAAATAGATAGTAGGAGCATATAATGGCGAGAAGAACATTATTTAGAACATTGATAGTGAAAGCTAGAATGTTTTGGGCTGACATTAGAGGACACCACGGTAAAGTTTGGGATTATGAACCAGGCGAGTATTACATGGGAAACCACAAAGGTCACAATAAACATATGAAAAAATAGAAAGTAAGTTTATATTATGTACGAATTGAAAGACTATCTTAATGCGATCAATTTCAGTAAAGAAAAGTTATTAGATACAGACGACCTTACATGGGAGAAGAAGTATCCACCATTTGTAATTAACAAGTGTTTATCAATGTTTTATGATTGTATAGCACAAGTTAATGAAATGAATGGTTACCACTTCTTGGATAAGAAAACACAGTTCCATTTTCTACTAAATAGTATTAGAAAACAAAAAAGGTTTGGTGGTAAGTGGTTATCACAAACCAAGTTAAAGGATTTGGAATACGTAAAAGAGTATTATGGTTATAGCAATGAGAAGGCTAAAACTGCTCTTAATATACTTACAACTGACCAGATTGAAATTATAAAAGATTCCTTGAAAAAAGGTGGGAGAACAAAATGAGTGAAGATATAATAAATTGGTCACCTGATAGTATGTTAGAGGTAACTCTCAAACAACCAGACGACTTTCTTAAAGTAAGAGAAACATTAACTAGAATTGGTGTTGCTAGTAGAAAAGACAAAACACTTTATCAATCATGCCATATACTACACAAACAAGGTAGATATTTCATAACACACTTTAAAGAACTATTTGCTTTAGATGGTAAAAAGGCCACATTGGTAGAAAACGACATACAAAGAAGAAACACAATTACTATTCTTTTACAAGATTGGAATTTAATTGACATAGTAAAACCTACTGAAGCTGAAAACAAAGCTCCATTAAGTCAAATTAAAGTATTACCTTTTAAAGAGAAAAAAGAATGGACGCTATCAGCTAAATATAATATTGGAAAGAAAATTGAAAATACCGGAGAAGATAGCAACAATGCAAGTATCGAAGTTTAAACAATTTATCACAGAAACGGACATAGGTCGAAAAGATAAACCTATGACCGTTGCTATGGTAACTGTAGCCGACTCAAAAGACCCTAAAGAAAACACTACTGCCGATCTTATACAAAAGGCGTGTAAGAAAAAAGGTATCAAGTGTGTTATTGTAAATACAAACTCAACTATAATCACAGCAAAAGACGAAGACAAAGGAACACTTACTGTTTATAACTATGATGGTAAGAATGGTGAGCATACTTTCGTTGGTAGAGACACTTGTTGTATAGTTAGAGGTGGCGCACTTGAAAATGAAGCAGGTCTTTCATTGATATCATCATTTCAAAACTCACAAGCATTTATGATTAACACAAGAGCTTCAATGCTAACTTGTGATAACAAACTAACAACAGCATTATTATTTGAGAAGTTTGGATTACCAATGCCAAAAACAGCATTCATTTCAAACGAGAACAATATCAAAAGTGGATTAGATATGATTGGTGGAAAATTCCCTATCATATTAAAGACACTAACAGGAACACAAGGTGTAGGAGTAATCAAAATAGAAAGTTACGAAGGCCTTGTGGCAACTGTTCAAGCAATGTGGAAACTAGACGCAGAACTTTTAATACAAGAATATATGCCTAGTGATTTTGACATAAGAACATTCGTAGTAGATAACAAGATATTCGCCAGCACAAAAAGAACTCACAGTAGTTTTGACTTTAGATCAAACACACACAGAGGCGCAGAGGCGTCACCATATATTTTAAGTGACGAAGAAAAAGAATTAGTATTAAAAGCAGCCAGATTATCAAGAGCATATATGGTTGGTGTAGATCATATCATATTTAAAAACAAACCATATCTATTAGAGATCAATGGTAGTCCAGGATCAGGTGCTGATTATGAGGGTTATCAACATAGAGATTATTATGCTGAAGCAGAACCAGCTGGTAGAATAGATGGTGAAAAAATGATGTCCAATGTAATAGATCATATTACAGACAGAGCTCATTGGGATAGACAAGCACTTATAGAAACTGGTTGGTTAGAAACAGTTGAGATAGATGAGATTGGTAAAGTAAGAGTTAAGTTTGACACAGGTAACGGATCAAAGGCATGTGCTTTACACGCTGATGAGATACTTGAGTCTAAAGGTAAAATTGTAAAATGGAAATATAATGGTAAAACTTTTACTAAACCTAAAAAAGGTGTAAGTAAAGTATTCAGAGCAAACGCTGATGGACAAGAACCATCGGAAGTTAGACCCACAGTATTAGTAGATATAACATTTAATGGTTTTGTATATAAAGATGTTGAAGTTGGTTTGGATTCCAGACCTAGATCAGGTTCAGACTTACTAGTAAACAGAGAATTAATGCGTCAGATGAATATTAGTGTCAACCCTAATAGAACATTTGTATTAAGTAAACGA